CACGCCAACAATATGGATGCTTTGCTTGCTGAAACAGAAGTCACAAGTTCTGATTTCAACAGCGTCAAAGCCTTGGTCACGGGCCAGGTCGCAGACAATACATTCCTCGGCTTTCGGTTTGTCCAAATTGGAGACAGAGATGAGGGTGGTTTGGCCATTGATGGTTCAAATGACCGTATTGTCTATGCTTTCCATAAGGACGCTATGGGCCTGGGTATCGGCATGGGGCAGCAGAGCCGCGTTGATTACATTCCAGAGAAGACATCCTTCCTGGTCGCGTCAATGTTCTCCGCTGGCAGTGTAGCGATTGACCCAGAGGGCATTACAAAAATCACTTGCCGCGAAAGCTAAGGAGACTGAGATATGGCTTATTCAAAAACTGGTCTTCAGCCTATCGGTGGTCAAGGCAAAGCTGGAACTGCACCGCAAATGTGGTCTTACACTTCAGCGGATGCGATAGCTACAGTTAACACTGCTGGTTATTTCAATGACGCCTCTGACCTTCTGAAGGTTGGCGACCTGATGTACATCCATGATTCAAACACACCAACTGGCTCTTTGGTCATTGTGTTGAGCAATGCCTCAGGTGTTGTGGACGTTTCTGACGGTACAACTATCGCTGTTACAGATAGCGACTAACTTCCTCCCCGGGGCGGGTTTTATCATTTTCCCGCCCTAGCCAACTAAGGAGAGTGGCATGGCCTCAGGTGATACCAAACTGTCTATATGCTCAGACGCTTTGATAATGCTTGGAGCCGCGCCGCTTTCTTCTTTTTCAGAGGGCACAGATAGCGCACAAATTACGGACCGCCTCTATGACGACATCCGCGACAGTACGCTTGGGATGCACCCCTGGACATTCTCATTCAAAAAGACCCAGCTATCCAGGACAACTAGCACTCCTGTCAACGAGTTCCTGTACGAATACCAGTTGCCAGGTGACAGGCTGAACAATGTCAGGGCTGTGTTTGTCAGCGGCACATCTGGCGCAAAGCCCATACGTTATGGCTGGGAAATAATGGGTGACAAGCTGCTATCCTCAGAAGAGAAAATATTTGTGGACTATCAGTTCCCTACGCCAGAAGGTGAAATGCCCACATACTTTGTGCAACTTTTAAAATATATGATGGCCTGGAATATCGCAGAAACTGTGACTGACCAGATAACCAAAGCAGATTATTTTAGAGGGATTGCTATGGGTACACCCTCTGAGAATATGCGTGGCGGCTTTTTCCGCGTTGCGACATCCATAGACAGCCAGAACCGACAGACAGAGGCGATTGAAGACTTCAGTCTGATTTCGGTGCGTGGATGAGCCGAATTGTACAGATACAAACAAACTTTTCTGTCGGTGAGATAGACCCCCTACTCCGCGCCAGGATTGACCTCAAGCAGTATTACTCAGCCTTGCAGACCGCTACAAACGTGGTGATACAGCCTCAGGGCGGGGCGAAGCGCAGAGAGGGCTTGCGGTATCTAACAACCCTGGACTCTGGTGCAGCTAACGGTGTACGCCTGGTTCCTTTCGAGTTCAATACAGATGACAGCTATATGTTCGCCATTACGGCGGGG